TTGGATGGACCAAATTCCTCAACAACTCCCTTAAATACAGTTTTGACATAAGGAGGACGTGCATTGCTAAGCAATTCACAATTATCGCGTTTAACCTTTCCTAAATAGCTAACTACACTCTTTTCTTGAAGTCCATCAGGACGTTCATATAAAGGTGTATCTTGCTCAATAGTATAAGGTAGACCATAATTATCCACTCGCACTTCTCCTTCACTATGGGTAACAAGATATGGGGATTTAGCCTTAAGTTCATCCAAACTGTTAAGAATAACAGATTGAGTTAACATATTAGCAAATCCATCTCGCTTTCCGCTGGAATATCCAGCAACGTGCATGCCATAAATAATAGCTTTTTCAGAATCAACATAAGGAGAACCACACAATCCTGGGAAAGAGTTGAATTGTAATTCACCACGCATGTTATTTTCTAAATGATATTTCTTATTAGACACACCGAAGAATCCAATCTTCTGAGAGCTACTATAGGTAATAGCACTTGCATTAGGACGCATAGCTTGTTTCGAGAAAAGCATATTTCCATCATGCTGTTTATGTACCAACGTAGTAGCAAAACCACGAGCCTCTGATTTAGTCAAAGGGAAATAATTGATTAAACTCTTAGCAGATGGTGCTGAAGGCAACACTACAAGAGCAAAATCATTATTCTCATCAACTACAACCATTTTCTCAGTGATTTTCTGATCTTTGGTCTTAGCACAAGGTTCATTAGGTTTTGTTGTTGTTTCAATATCAAACGTCCCATTAAGTGGGATAGCATGAGCTGGAATCATAACAACATTACCTTCAACCATAAGACCATTCACGGATGAAATCTTATTACCTTTAGAATCTTTGATAACAACTAAACGTTGAGATTTGGTTAACGTATTAATCAATCTCTCAGAAGTAGTTGTTGCACTCATCTTATCCATTGTAGGACGAGAGCGATTCAAACCTTCTACATAATCACGGGGATCACCTTTCCTATCCTTGATATTAGTATCTTCTGGCGTAAAAGCCAAATGAGCACTATCAAGGTAAGTAGATACATCTTGTGATTCAGGTTCATCAGACTTACGATAAAGGTTAATCATTTGATAAACTCCATAAAGAGCAATCAAACTAGATCCAAAAGCGAAATATTTCCTAGAATTATTCTGGAAATGTTGCTTAACATCGTGTGTAACTGATGATAAAAGATTACACCTTCTATCAATTTCCTGATTTATCCTCCTCTTAATACTTTGATACGAATAAAAACACAAAACAAGTGAAATAATCAAACCAAGACGAACAAAATTAAAACCAGTACAAATCAATAACAAAATACTAATCCAAAAAGGTAAAGTATAACGACAGAAGGATTTCCTTTCCATATAAAGTGTGTACCACAACCATTTCTGAGTGACACAATGCTTAATAGCAGAAGGAGAACCTTCAAGTGATTGTTTAAGAGATAAAAGTTTATCAGAAGAGTAGTTATAAATAGTTCCTCCGAAATGAGCTTCCAACTCTTTCTCACACAAACACAAAGTTGTTGGTACACCACAACAATTGCAAAATTCAGTAGTAGAATCTTTCTTCAATTGTTCATACTTTTGTTGTTGTGTAACTCTGTGAGTTCGTGCATCACGAGCGATAAATCGCATAAGATATTGGAAATCTTGATCAACAATATCTTCATTACCAATCCATTCACGACGAGGGATAACATCCCATTCAACGCCATTATCTGCACTAATACTAGAAAATCGCTTTAAAGTGATTTCATAAATATCATAACGCATACCATCAAGCTCTTTAAGACCACCAAATTCATTTCTGAATTCAGGACGAATCTTAATATCAATATGAAGCTTGAAACGGCGAAGAATACTTTCACCACAATTAGAGAA